CTCTAGCTGGCGTGGCGAAATTAGAAGGAATTTGCGTGGAATAGCGTAATGTGATACGTTTGCAGCAAAAGGAGTTAGCTATGGCGTATGGAAAGAAAATGGGAAGCAAAGCTGGTTTTAAACCGTGTAAAGGTTGTCCCACACCTGCAGCGTGTAAGCGTAAGGGTAAATGCATGGCTAAGGCTAAGAAGTAATGGCAAAGGGTCTCTATGCAAACATTCATGCAAAGCGTAAGAGAATTGCAGCAGGCTCTGGAGAAAAGATGCGCAAAGCTGGTGCAAAAGGTGCGCCAACTGCTGCAGCATTTAAGAAAGCAGCTAAGACAGCTAAGAAGAAAGTAAAGAAGTGATGTAATGTTTACCGCGTTTGTTCTCTTGTGCGCTCAGAATTACTGCTTTGCAGTCGGTGGCCCTGCGTATGTCGATGAGAATGAATGCATTGCTGATTTTATGCAGAACGGAGTTCCATCTTTGCAGATGAAATATCCAACGTATACAATTACGCAGGTTAAGTGTTATGAATGGGAAAAGCAGGTGAAGTCCTAATGCCGTATTCTAAGTATAGCCCAAAGCAAAAAAAGTTAGCTGCAGTGGCTCCACCACGCAAGAAAATTACTGGCGCAGACTTGAAGAAGCTGAGCAAAAACAAAAAAGGTAAAAAGAAATGAAAGCAGGAGCAGCACTAGGATTACTCGCTGGTTTAGGCGCATTGAATGCGTTAGGCGGTGGCAGAAATGGCACAGGCAAGCGTTTTACTGGCTTGATGGACATGTTAGACGGTGGCGGCGCTGGCGCATCTGGGGATCGCTTTGAGGGCGGTGGCCTGCTTTCTATCTTGGGCAATCTTTTTGCTAAACCGCTTGAGGCGCAGGATAATGTTGAGCGGATCGCTGCTGACACGAATGCGACTAAGGCTGTGACAAAAACGCTTGAGGACATGGCTAAGGGTGGCACACTTACATCTCGCTTGGATGGCAAGGATTTCCCAATGCAGTATTCAGGTCGCGGTAACGTTGGAATGCCTCGCAGTGGCATGGAATATTCAGGTCGTGGTCTGTTAGCTGGTTCGCCAGAGGAGATGCAGTATTCGGGTCGTGGAAATGTTGGCATGCCTCGTAGCGGCATGGAGTATTCAGGTCGCGGAATGTTGGGTATGCCTGCTGAAAATGTTATGGCGAATGTTGAAAGCCCTGTTGCAACAGGCGCAAGTAGCGCTGCGCAAAACGAGGCAAACAAAGCCCAAATGCGCATAAACATGGGCGGCGTTACGAGAGATCAATATGATGCAATGACTAACGCTGAAAAACGTGAACGCGGATTGCCAGTTGGTGGGCTTGATTTGGCGTTTGCTGGCTCAGATGCTTTTGCTCAGCCCATGCAATATTCGGGTCGCGGTATGTCGTCTGGTGATCCAGAATATGATGCGTTTGTAAATATGGTTAAAGATGACGCAGCATTCACAGGAATTATGGACAACCCTGTGGCGCTCAGAAACATCTTTAATATGTATAAGCAGCAAATGGGAATGTAATGCCTAAAGACCCCCGCCTCGCCCGCGCTGGAGTATCGGGTTATAATAAGCCCAAGCGCACTCCAAGCCATAAAACTAAGTCACACGTAGTTGTGGCTAAGGATGGCGATCAGGTTAAAACAATTCGCTTTGGTCAGCAGGGCAAGACGGGCGATAAGACTATGACAAAGCGTGCTAAGTCGTTCAAGGCAAGGCACGCTAAAAACATTGCCAAGGGCAAGATGAGCGCCGCATATTGGGCAGATAAGGTTAAGTGGTAATGGCTATTACAACCTACGCAGAACTAAAGACCGCAATCGCCAACTGGCTAAACCGCGATGATCTTACGAGTGTTATCCCTGATTTCATTAGCTTGGCAGAGGCTGACATGGATCGCAAAGTGCGCCACTGGCGTATGGAAAAGCGCGCGACTGTGCAGCTAGATGACCAGTATTCGCGCGTGCCGTCCGATTGGCTTGAGAGCATTCGCTTTTACCTTTCTGGCGGTCAGACGTATGAGCTGCGCCAGACTTCGCACGCTGACATGATTAATCGTCGCATGAACGCGGCAAACACAAGCGGTCGTCCTCAGTTTTACACGATGAGCGATGGTGCGTTTGAAATCTTCCCCACGCCTGACGCCGCGTACACGGCAGAGCTTTTGTATTACGGCAGAACGGCTGCGCTGTCTGACAGTAATACGAGCAACTGGGTGCTTGAATATGCGCCAGATGCGTATCTGTATGGTGCGCTTATGCATTCCGCGCCCTACCTTGTTGATGACGCAAGAACGCAGGTCTGGGCATCCCTCTATCAGACAGCGATAGATAATGTTAATATGGCATCAGAAAAAGCGCGCACAAGTACATCTGGAATGCGCATGAATATTAGGAGTTACTAATGAGCTTTACAGATTATCTTGAGGACAAAATCCTTGACCACGTTTTTGGCGGTAATGCGTATACTGCGCCAGCTACGCTTTACGTTGGCTTACACACATCTGCGTCTAGCGATAGCGCGGCAGGCACTGAGGTGTCTGGCGGATCATACGCGCGTCAAACTGCGGCGTTTACTGTGAGCGGCACTAGCCCAACAGAGGCGACAACGGGTTCTGCGATTGAGTTTCCTACGGCGACAGCGTCTTGGGGTACTGTGACATACGCGGGAGTGTATGACGCGGCATCTGGCGGCAACTTGTTGGCGTATGCTGAGTTGACCGATCCAAGCGACTTTACGACTGCGCTGCCCAAGGCGATTGATACGGGCGACATTTTCCGCATTTCTGCTGGTAATCTTAAAATACGATTGGACTAATCCATGGCTACTATTGTTACACGTTCTGGGAAGGGGTCTCCGCTTACCCATGCCGAAGTTGATGCCAACTTCACAAATCTAAACACGGATAAGCTGGAGCTATCTGGCGGCACCATGACGGGTAACTTATCCTTCGGCGATAGCGTCAAGGCGACTTTTGGTGCGTCTGCGGATTTGCAGATTTACCATGATGGGTCTAATAGTTATATTAGTGACCAAGGCACAGGTAACTTACGAATACTTGCGGAGGATTTTCGTGTAGTAAATGCTGCAAACTCTGAAACAGCGATACAAGCTAATGTGGATGGCGATGTTCGTTTGTATTACGATGCCGCCCTCAAACTCGCCACCACCAGCACAGGCGTAGACATCACGGGTACTTTGACCAGCGATGGGCTTGACTTGGGGGCTACTACAGACGGGGCAACAGTCTCCAATACTGCTTCAGACTATCAACTCCAACTTGGGGCAGCGCAAAGCACAACAAATAATATTGGTCGTAATATTTCTTTTGGGATCGCTGGTGTTACTACCGCTGCAATCAACACAATAGACGCAGGAACATCAAACTCACAGCACTTGGCTTTTTATTCAGGAAATGCAACTGCGGTTTCGGAGCGTCTTCGTATTTCCACAGGCGGCGACATCAGCTTCTACGAGGACACAGGCACCACGGCAAAGTTCTTCTGGGATGCGTCTGCTGAGAGTTTAGGCATTGGGACGAGTTCGCCAGAGGTCTTAATGCACCTGACCGACAATGCAAACGGTGCAAAGCTGAGATTGCAGGGGAATGGGGGTAACGCAGCAGATAGTCTGTTGGGATCGCTGGAATATTTTAATAACGATGGATCAGACGATACTCCCGCTGTTGTTTCCTCTATAAATTCTTACTCGTCTGCTGCAAATGGAACAGGCGGTTATCTAACTTTTGCAACACATGATGGAACAGAGGGCGGTGAGGGATCTGATCCTGTTGAACGCATGCGCATCGATAGCAGCGGACGGGTTGGTATTGGGACAAGTTCGCCTAGTGCTAAACTTGAAGTAAGCGGCCCTAGTGTTTCTGGTTACGGGCAGTTTGTCATAAAGTCAGACACTGTTCCGCAAATGACTTGGTATAAAGATACCACGTTAGAAGGTAACGCATATGTTGATGGCACAAAAATGGTGCTTGGCTCAATAACGTCAACACCGCTTGTGCTTAGAACTGTTGGCACAGAACGCATGCGCATCGACAGCAGCGGACGGGTAGGCATTGGTGCCACAGCAGTAGATCAAAAGCTGCATCTTGAAGATAGTAGCACTGGGCCAGTCTTTCTAAAAACTGAAAACACTGCGGGTGCATTACTTGTGGGTAATAATAGTTCTGGTAATAGCTTTGTAAGTGCGCAGACAACAGGTAAACCTTTAATATTTGAAACCCAGAACACAGAACGCATGCGCATCGACAGCAGCGGTAACTTGCTGGTGGGGCGTACTGACACAAACGTAAATACTGCCGGCGCATTGATTGGTGCTTCTGGCTATAACTACTTTACTAGAGATGGCGGATATGCAGCATTGTTTAATCGCCTAACCTCTGATGGCGACATTGTTGAGTTCCGCAAAGGCGGCACCACTGTTGGGAGTATTGGGGCTAAAGACGGTGATCTTTATATTGGCACAGGTGATACTCAGCTTCGTTTTAACGATGGCGGCGACGATATTCGGCCAGCTTCTACTGATGGCGCTGGA